GGAGACGGAGCGCACCATCAGCTACCACTTCCGCCGGCCCATGCGCCCCCAGATTTCCCGGGCCGTGTCCGGCATCCGCAAAGACGCGATGCTCGCTTTGCGCACGCTCTGCCTGGATTGCGTTGTCACCGACGAAAAAGAGCGGCTCAAAGCCGATCTCGACGCCTACGACGGCCTGGGCAGCACGTTCGGCAACGAGATTCTCGGCCGCGTCGGCTTCGGGGAACTGGGAAAGTAATCGAAGCCGCCGGGGCCGATCTGGCGGCAAATGACGGAGAGCAGTTGGCAACTCTGGTCGCCTTCTGGCTCCGCGAGGCCCCGGCCGATGACCTGGACGCGTTCGCGGCCCAGGCGGCCCGGGCCAAATGGATGGAGGGGCGGGTGTTCCAGACTGTGGCGGATATTCTCGGCAAAATCCTGGGAGGCAGGTAAGATGGACGCGGTCTTTAGCGTGCAGGCCATCATGAGCCTGCAAGACCTCATATCCGGCAAACTGGACGGCATCCGCCGTTCCCTGGCCGCCACCGGGCGCGAGACGCAGGCCCTGGGCGCCCGGATGGGAGCCTTGGCCAAGGGAATGCTGCCCCTGGTGGTGGTGGCAGGCATGGTGCTCCTGGGGCTTGGCGGGGCAGTCGGCAAGGCGGCCGACTTTGAGCAGGCCATGTCCAAGGTCAAGGCCGCCGCAGGCGGCACGGCGGCAGACCTGGCCAGCCTGCGCCAAAACGCTCTGGATATGGGCGCGCAGACGTCCTTTTCCGCCTTGCAGGCAGCGGAAGCCCAGGAAAACCTGGCCAAAGCCGGCTTAGGGGCCAACCAGATTGTCGCAGCCATGCCCGGCGTGCTGAGCATGGCCGCCGCCGGGGACATCGGGCTGGCCCAGGCCGCCGAAGCGGCCACGGACACCATGAAGACGTTTCGGATGGAGGCGTCGCAGATCGGCTTTATCGGCGACATCATGGCTGCCACGGCCAACCGCACGTCCACGGATATCGGACTGATGACGCAAAGTCTCAAAAACGCCTCATCCGTAGCCGCATCGGTCGGCGTCCCGCTGCTCGACCTGTCGGCTATGATCGGCACCCTGGCCGACCAGGGCATCAAGGGAGCCGAGGCCGGAACCCAACTCAAAACCGCCATGTTACGTATATCTGCCCCGGGCAAGGATGCCGCCAAGCAACTGACGGCCCTTGGCATCAAGACGCGTGATGCCAAGGGTAACATTCTGCCAATTTTTGACGTGTTGGGCAGCTTGGAAAGCAAGCTGGCCGGCATGGGGTCGGGGCAAAAGGCGGACATCCTCAAAACGATTTTCGGCGACGACGCTATTTCGGCCATCAATGCCCTGTTTAACAAGGGCATTGCCAAAGTGCGCGCCTTTTCCGGCGAACTGGCCAACTCCACCGGCTCGGCCGCCGAGACGGCGGCCACCAAGCTCGACAATCTCAAGGGTTCAGTCGAAGGCCTTTCCGGCTCCGCTGAGACGCTGCTGATCCATATTGGTACGCCCCTGCTGGTCCCTCTGACCAAACTGACCCAGGGCGTGACCAAGGTGATCAACGTCCTGTCCATGCTGGCCGATACTGACGCCGGCCGGACTGTCATAGAACTCGCCGCCGGCGCGGCCACCCTGGTGGTCGCCTCGGCTGCCGTGGCCGCCGGCCTGTGGGCGCTGTCCCTGGCCGGGGCGGCCGTCTCCTGGGCGCTGGCGCCGCTTGGCGCAGCCCTGGCCGCCCTTGGCGCGCCGGTCTGGGCCGTGGTGGCCGTGGTGGTCGCTTTGGCCGTGGCCTGGAAAACCAATTTCGGCGGCATGAAAACCACGCTGACCGAATGGTGGGACAAGGCCGTGCTAGTCTGCAAGGGGGTGGCGGCCGTGTTCGGGAGCCTGACTGGCTCCACGGGCGAACTCAAGGGGCAGCTTGCCAAGGATATCGAGGCCAAGGGGCTGCTGGGCGTCGTGACTTCCATCGGCAAGGTTGTTTTCCGCGTCCGCCAGTTTTTCGTCTACCTGTGGGATGCGTTCCAGGACGGCACCAAGAATGTCGGCAGTATCTTCGCGCCGCTGGCCAGCGCCTTCGACCCCATTTTCGCCGCCTTGGCTCCCCTTGGTGAAGCGTTTAATAATTTGTTTGCCATCGGCGCGGATTCCAAGTTGTCGGCCTGGGGCGCGGCCGGTCGGGTCGTCGGCGACCTGCTCGGCACGGCCTTTCGCCTGATTGCCCTGGGCATCCGTTTCGCGCTGGTGCCGTTGCAGCTTATCGGGGCCGTCTTTGGGGCCGTCGTCGGCCTTTTCACCGGCCAGGGTGGCACGCTGGCCGCCCTGGGGGACTCGCTCGGCAATGTGTTTTCCGGCCTCTGGCAGTCCCTGGAGGCAGCCTTCCCCCAGGTCGCCGCCTGGTTGGAAAAAATTGGGATGCGCGTTGTTATGTGGGCCGTCGGTCTCGGGAGCCAGATCACCCAATCCCTGGCCACCGCTTGGCAGTCCATCACCTCCTGGTTTTCCGGTCTCGACATTACGGGCACGCTTTCGGGCCTGTTTGCTGGTGCCGGCGCGGCCATCACGGCCGCTTTGTCCGGCGTCGGGCCGGCGCTGTCCGGCTGGTGGGACGGCATTGGCGGCTGGTTTGCCGGTCTCGATCCGGTGGCCTGGATCACCACCGCCTTCGCCGGCGTGGGTGAGGCCATCGCGGCCGGGTTTGCCCAGGTGACCGCCTATCTGGCCACAATCGATCTTTCGGCCGCCGGCGCAGCCATCATGAACACCTTGGTGGCGGGCGTAAAATCGGCCGGCTCGGCCGTGGCCGGGGCGGTGAAAAGTGCCTTCAACGCGGTCACCCCCTTTCTGACCCACTCCGACGCCAAGGAAGGCCCCCTGTCCACTCTGACCGCCTCGGGCCGGGCCATCATGACCACCCTGGCCACGGGTGTTTCCGCCGCCGGGCCGAAGCTGGCCAGCGCCACCGCTGCGGCCATGGCTGGCGCGGCCCTGACCCTGGCCACCCCCATGACGCCGACCGTAGCCGGACCGGACATGCCGGCGCTGGCCGCCTCGGCCGCCTGGCTGCCCGAATCCATTGACGCCCCAGGTCTGCCCGATCTGACCGCCTCGGCTTCCTGGGCGGCGGCCCCGCTGCCCGATGTCCGGCTCCCGGACACGACTGCGGCGGGCAAACCGGCCGAAGGCGGGTCGGCGCGCGGCTCGGCCGCCCCGCGTGGTGTCACCATCCACAATCTGACCGTGACCCTGCCAAACGTCCAGGATGGCGAGGGCTTTAAGCGCGAGCTGCAACGGTTGGTGGAGCAGTACCATGCCTGATTACGACGGCTACCTGACCTTTGAGGACGGCGTGTTGTCCCTCGACGGCGAGGCCATCCCCGGTGTCTTCGTCAACGCCAACATCCTGTGCGACGTCAAATTCGATGAGGCGCAAAGCGACCAACTTTCGGGCAAGAAAAAGACGCCCATGGGCTGGGAAGATGCCGAAATCGACTTCGATTATGAGTTGCTTTCAGACGATGACAGCGATTGTTACGACAAGTTGGCCCGGCTCAATGCCCTGTTCAAGGGCTACGGCGACAGCGCCCAGCCGAAAATCCTGACCCCGCTGAACCGTCATATCCAGGCCCGGGGCATTGAGCAGGTCGTATTCAAATCCCTGGGCAGCCGCGAAACCGACAAGGAAGACACCATCATCGTGTCGCTCCATTTCGTGGAGCACACCCCGCCGATTGTCCAGGCCGAGGAACGCGTGGTCAAGTCCGACAGCGCCAAGACCTCGGCCGGCTCGGCCCCGGCCGTCAACCCGGCCGATGACAGCAGCTACACTATCCCGGTGGACGTCGGATGATGACCCTGCCCAGCCAAAGCGCCGATCGGGGCGCACGGACCATCGACGGCGTGCGCCTGCATTTTTTCGTGGGCGGCGTGGAGTATCCCCGCTGCCCGCGTTGTTGGATCGAAGGCAAACGCGGCGCGCCCTTGTCCCGGGCCGGCCTGACCCTGCCTGACCCGCTGGGGACCGAGGCCAGGCGGTTGGCCAAGGATGCGGCCGTGGAAATCCGGCTCGGCTACCGGGGCGAGGCCCCGGCGTCCTGGACCGGCGCCGTGGAGTGGGTCAAGCCCGGGACCATCGACCAGATCGAGATCGGCTGCGCCGGCGGCGAGAAAAAGCTCTCCACCACGCGGATCACCCAGGCCTGGCAAAACGAGAGCCCGGACCGGATCATCCGCCACGCCATCGAGGCCGCCGGCCTGACCGTTGGGCGCATCGACCTGCCCGCCGGCGTCACGCTCCCCCGGTTTATCGCCAGCAACATCACGCCCTGGAACGTCATCGAACAGGTGGAACACTCCTGCCGTCGCGCCTACGGCCAGGACATGGCCGGCTGGCGGCTGTGGGTGGATGGTTCCGGCAAGGTCAACTGGGGCGACTTTGACGACGAGTCCGGCAGCGCCTTCGTGGCGGCCACCGGGGCCAACCTCATCACCCATTCCCCGGCCACCGACGCCCTGGGGCAGGGACTGGTCCAGACGTTCCTGGCCCCGACCGTCTGGCTCGGCCAAAAATTCCAGCTTCAGGACAACAGACGGGGCACGAACCAGGATTTGCGCGTGCTGGCTGTGCGACACGACATCCAGGCGGTGTCTGCCCGGACCTGGATCACTTACGGAGTGGAACATGCCAAATACTGACGGCACCCAGGATTTGCGCGAGTTGTTGCGCCGGGCCATAGAATTGGCCCAGCCCAATCTGCGAAAGTACTTCCGTATGCCCCGCAAGGGCAAGATCGTGACGGCCTATAGGTCGGACGGAACCTATTACGCGGACGTGCAGGTGCTCACAAACGACGGCAGCCCGGACCCGGATGAACCCATGTACCCGAAGCTGGATTTGCCCGTGATCTGGGGCGGCCCGGCCCGGGGCGTGGTCTGCCCGCCGGCGGCCGGGACGCCGTGCGTGGTGGGCTATTACGACGGCGACCCCAATTTCCCGTTTATCCAGGACATTCGGTGGCAGCAAACCCCCGAAGCCGAGCTCGACGAGTTTGTCATCCAACTCAACGAGACGACACAGCTCAAGATCGACAAGCAGGGCAACATCTGCCTGTGCGCCGACACGGCCGGGCAGTCCGGGGGCAAGGCCGGCAAGTCGGTGCTGATCGAGGTCGGCACAACCGGGGCACTCGTGATGCGTGCCCCTGCAATCCTGACCTACACGGACAGCGTTGGAGGGGGCAGCTACGCGGCCTGCCCCGTCGAACTGCGAGCCAGCACCAAGGCGCAATAACCATGAGCATAAGCGCCACCGATCTTTTCGGCGAGGATATCGCCCTGGACGCCGACTGGCAGCCGATCGTGCTGGCCGATGGCACGTTGTCGCTGTGCGCCGGCACGGATACGGCCACCCAGGATATTGCCCTGCGCCTCTACACCATGCTCGGCACGCTCTTTTACGACGTGCAGTTTGGCAGCCAGGTCATGCTGTTTGTGAGGGATGAGTCCACGCCGCTCACGCGGGCCGCCCTGTGCGCCGAGGTGACGCGCCGCATCAATAACGATCCGGCCGTCAAGGTCGGCTCGGCCACCTGCACGGTCCGCAAATGGGATGATACCCAAGTCCAGTTGTCCGCGTCGTTTGTGCTCATAACCGACACCCACCCCAGCAACATGGTGTTTTCCATTGATGTTTCGACCATGGCCTTGCGGGTGGCGGATGTGGTGGCCGATGTCGATCCCCGTTAGCAAAACCCTCGACCAGGTGCGCGCCGAACTCTACGCGCGCCTGTCCGAGACGCACACGGCGTATGCAGCCGCTGGCTGGCTGCCCCGCGCCCTCAATCTCAATAAGGGCGTTTTGCGCGGCCTCATCGAGTTGTGGGCCTGGGGCCTGTATGCGCTGTATCAGTTCCTGTTTGCCATCCTCAAACAAGGGTTTCCGGAGTCGGCTACGGGCGCGTGGCTGGACCTGCACAGCGCCCAGGTCGGCGTCGCTCGCCGGTCCACCACCAAGGCATCGGGCACAGTTATTTTTTCGCGGTCCGGCACCTCCGGCAACGTCCCGATCCCAGCCGGACGCATCGTGCGGACGCTGCCCGACGGAGCCGGGACGGTTTACCGCTATGTCACCGATGCCGATGCCGTCTTGCCGGCCGGGCAAACGTCCGTGGCCGTGCCCGTGACCGCTGAGGAGTACGGCGCGGCGTCCAATGTTGTTGTGGGGAGCATCACCGAGCTGTCCACGGTCGTCCAGGGTATCGAGTCCGTCACCAACACCTCGGACTGGCTCACCAGCGAGGGGGCCGACGCCGAGACCGACGCCCCATTGCGGGAGCGGTATTTTCTGCGCTGGATGGAGGCCAACGGCTGCACCAAGTATGCCTACAGATCCTGGGCGCTGCGGGTGCCCGGCGTCATTGCCGTGGCCATCCTCGACCAGCATCCGCGCGGCCAGGGCACGGTAGACGTGGTGGTCAAGGGCGCGGCCGGCCTCCCCACCCAGGCGCTCCTGGACGCCGTGGCCGCCGAGATCGCGCCCGAAGCGCCGATCAACGACGATTGGCTGGTCAAGGCTCCCGTGCCGGTGTCCGTGGCTGTTGTGGCCCACCTCGAACTTGTCCCGGACACGGGCGACGCCGCCGCCGTCACGGCCGCAGCCGAAGCGCGGTTGCGAGCGCTGTTTACCGATCCCACCGCTGTGGAGCACGTTTCCCCGCTGCAAATTGGCGAGGACCTGCCGCTCACGCGCCTCACCGGCACGGTGATGTACGTGAGCGGCATCAAATCCGTGGTCTGGACGTCTCCCCCAGGGGACATCGTTGTCCCCGGCGACGGGCTGGCTGTCCTGGCCAGTCTGGCCCTAACCAGCAGCTACGCCGGGGAGATTTAGCGTGGGCGTCATGTGGGAGTATTTTCGGGATACGCTGACCTGGAACCTGATCCGTCTCAAGCGCGGCGCTCTGGCCATGCTGGCCGAGGGCGGGGCCGCTTCCCTCGATGACGCCCGGGCGGCCATCCTCTGGCTGCGCGACCAGTTGCACCCGGAGTTGGCCGATGCCGCTTATCTGACCAACTATGCCGCGTCGCGCGGCGTGCGCCGCCATCCCAGCGAGTCCGATGCCCAACACAAACGGCGCGTGGTCCGTGCCTGGTACTGGCACTACCTGGGGGGCAAGCAGCTCGGCCTTCCCCAGGTGTTGGCCCTATATGGATACGAAGGGGCCACGATCCGCAACTGGCGCGAGGTCGATCCGGCCCTGTGGGCCGAGTTTTGGTGCAACCTGCTGCCGCCGACGACGCTCGAATTGCTGCCCGACGACGTGGCGCTGATCGTCTGGACCCTCAACGAGTACAAGCCGGCCCGGTCCAAACTGCGCGGCCTGACCGTGGATCGGGAGATCACAGGTACCACCCACGCCGCCGCCGTGTCCTGGTCTGGGGCCATCGTTGAGGTGCGGCCGCCCATCGCCACTGAGGTTGCGGCCCGGGGCGGTCCCCGGGCCGGGGCCGGATACTGGTCGGTGGTGGTGTGCGCCGTCTATCCGCCGCCGCACCTTTGTCCGGCGGCTTGGTCCGACATGGACTCTGCCTGGTCTGACATGGACACTGCTTGGTCTGACCAGGCCTACGGTCGGCAACCTATCGCCAATGAGGTCTCCTGATGGCTGAATATTATTGCATCGTTACTGACGTCGGGTTGGCCAAACTGGCCGCCCTGACCACCACCGGCGGCCATCTGGCCCTGTCCCGGATGGCCTTGGGAGACGGCGGCGGCGAGGCCTACGATCCCACGGCCGAGGCCGTGGCGTTGCGGCGCGAGGTCCACCGGGGCGACCTTCACAATGTCGCCATTGATCCCGACAACCCCAACTGGGTGCGGTGCGAGATGGTGCTGCCGCCCCAGGTCGGCGGCTGGATGATCCGGGAATGCGGTCTCCTCGACACCGACGGCGACTTGATCGCCATCGGCAAATACCCGCCCACGTACAAGCCGCAGCTCGACGACGGCACCAGCATCGAGCTGGTGATCCGCATGATCGTGGAGATCACCAACGCGACCCTGGTGCAGCTCATCGTCGATACGTCAACAGTCATGGCCTCGCAGTCCTGGGTGCTCTCCATTGTCAACAACATCCATGCGCTGCCGCCGGGCGGGGCGACCGGCGACCAGCTCGTCAAATTGTCGGCTGAAGATTTCGACGCCGGCTGGGCAGCCCCGCGTCGACGCGTCAACGCCTTTTCCTATTTCATTGGTCAATTTTAGGAGGTCACAATGCCAAGCGGACGATTAGGCACGGCCCGGCTGGCGGCCAATACGGACACCGTGGTCTACACCGTGCCGGCCGGTATGCTGGCCACAGTCAATGTCGGGGTCCTCAATCAGGGGGGCAATGAGGCGCTGGTCACAATCGCCCTGTCCACGACGGACGCGCCGGCCCCAGGGGACTACATCGAGGCCTCGCCCGTGCCGGCCGGCGGCGGCGTGTTGGAGCGCTACGGCGTCATGGCCGGGGCCGGCGAGCGGGTGATCGCCCGCGCGGACCAGGTGGTGGACGTGCGCGTCCACGGCATCGAGGAGGCAGTGTAACATGGGCAGATACAGCAGCGGAGACGCGTCACAGATCGCACGAGCCATAAGCGGCGTCGCCCAAAGCCAATCGCAATATCTCTACGAGGCCCCGGTCGCAGGACAGATGCCGGTGTTTGGCACTGGCCTGTATCGTGTCTTTATGCTGCCGGGCACGGCCACCTGGATTGTCCCGGCCGGCATCACCAAAATCCGTGTGCGGGTCGTCGGCGCTGGCGGCGAGGGTGGTGTGCCTACGGCCACCAACGGCATAGATGGCGGCGCTTCATCGTTTGGAGGGCTGCTCTCTGCAACTGGTGGCCAGGGCGGCCGGGGGAATGGAGGTCGGGCAACTGGCGGGTATGGCGTTGGCGGTGATTTCCAGGCCCATGGCGGCGACGCTGCCGCAGCCATTTATGGGTCGAACGGTGGCGGCGCTGGCGGCGGTGCGGGGTCGCAACTGGGCGACGGCGGCGTCGGCAAAAACGGCGGCGGCGGCATCGTACATGATGGCGGCGTGTATGGTGGCGGCGGCTCGCCATATGGGCCGGGTGACGGCATCTCGCAGGGCAATGGCGCCCCTGATATTTTGGGCCGGTTTGCCGCTGTCGGCGAGGATGCTGCCGCCAATCCAATCAGCCTGCGCATGCGGTTCCCCTTCGACGCCTTTCCCGGTGGCGGTGGGCCTGTGTCGGCTGGGGCCGGCGGGGACGGCGGTATCGGCGGTGGCGGTGCGGTGGGGAGTGGCTCGACGAGCGCGCCTGGTGGAGATGGCGGCCACGGCGGCGGTGGCGGCCGGGGCGGGTGGGGTGCATCCGCCGCCACTGGCGGCGCTGGAGGGCGCGGCGGCATCGGCGCGGGCGGCGGCGGCAGAGTGACGACAGGCGCCGGCACCGCCTCCGGCGGTGCCGGCGCCGGGTACGCCCATGGCGTGTTCGAGGTGGTGCCCGGCACCAGTTACCTCGTTACGGTCGGCGCTGGGTCCGTCTCCGGCAATGGCGGCGGCCCCGCCGGCAATGGGCTGGTTGTGGTCGAATGGTAGTGGGAGGTATTATGAGCAGTTACGCACGCATTATTGAGAATCAGGCCGTCGAGATCATCACCCCCCCGGCTGGCCACACGCTGGCCGATTGTCTGCACCCGTCGCTCGTCGACCAGTACGACGCCATCCCCAACGGTATCCAGGTTGGCGCGACCTACGATCCGGCAACGACCGCCTGGACCAATCCCGACACTACGGCCGTGGCCGCGCCCGACGCCGCGCCCGAGACGGTGTTGGCTGCAGCCCGGACCAATGCGCTCCTGGGCATCAACGCCGCCGCCCAGGCGGCCCTGGATCGGCTGGCCGCAGGCTACCCGGAGCGCGAAGTGGCTACCTGGGACCAGCAGCTGGCCGAGGCCAACCGTGTCGCGGTCGATCCGTCTCTGGCCGCCGATCTGGCCGCCGACGCGGTCGATGCCATCCCGCTCATCCGCCAGATGGCGACAGCCCGCCCGAGCCTCGGCGACACGGTCGCGGATCGCATCCTCGCCCTGGCCCAGCGCATCCGGGTCAATGCCGCAAGCTGGTCTGTCGCCGCCGGGCGTATCATCGGCCAGCGGCAAGCGCTGGCCGATGCCGTGGAGGCAGCCACAACCCCCGAGGCCGTGGCGGATCTCGGCGTGGCCGTCGGAGCTTAGCCATGGCCATTCTCGCCACCTTTAGCGATGCCATAACCTTGACCGCCATCTTCGACGCGGCAGGGCAGAAGGATCTGCGCGAGCAGTGCGCGGTCGGCGTCAAGATTCGCGCTAATTGCGGCCAGGATGGCTATAAGTTTGGCGAGGTCGTGGGCGTGTCGTATTCCGACCCGATCACGACCATTCAGATAATGGGCGACGCCCTGACTGCTAATCTTACCAGCTTCGATCATAGCAACGACACCCCCGACTCGCTGCCGCTCCACTCCCATCCTTACGCCTCGCCTGGGACTGCGGGGCCCGTCATGCTAGGCACGGGCGAACAAGTTCAGGCGGGCGTTGATGAAAGGGTTGCGGTCACCCCTGCCGCGCTACGCGCCGGTTTAATCGGTTCGGACGCAAGTCAAGTTTCAACAAATGCGATGCTCGGAACGGGAGCGTTTCAAGACTTGCGGTTCGTCGATGTTTCTTTCGAGTATGCCCCTCCCCCTTTGGCGGGAGGGGCGATGGCGACAAAAACAGGCATCGCTGTCTCAGAGGCAGAGTTTGGAGATTTTGTTTTCGTTTCTGCGTCTCAACCTCTCCAGGGCGTAATTGCAAACGGATACGTATCCGACGCAAATCTTTGTGATGTCATGTTGTATAACTGCAAAGGATCAACCGTTAATCTGGCATCTGGCGTTTGGAATATACGACTGATGAAACTCATTCCGATGAGAGACGAGTAGGTGTATAATGGCTAGGCACACTGCATTACTGCTCGTCATCCTCTTTTCTCTCTTTGTTTCGCCCAGTTTGGCTGTCGGGCAATCGGAGAAGCCCGCGTTCAACTGGCGGGCGTCATCGCTCAGTCTGCCTCCTGGAGCGTTGTTTACGCGCCCCAGTCCTGCCAGTCGCATCGGTCCAAAGGGCAACCTTGAAGTCATGCCTCCCGGAGCGCCTCGGTTTGATTTTGATCCTGTTTCGCATGTTCTTAGAGGGTT